AGTTGTAGCAGCGTACTCAGCAGGGCTGAGACTTTTAATCGCAGCTTCTGGAAGGTATCGCTCACCTGTTTTACTAGACGGTTTTCCACTTTTGGTCTTCCATTTTTGGTCACCCCAGTTTTTTAAGGACTGTTGTGGTGCTTTCAATCTCTGTAACCCCCGCCCGCAGCCTTGTATCTCTTGGCTACAAGTTGGGCTTTACGTGCTGACCATTGTCCTGCACCTGTGCCTTGCGTTGCTGCGGCCTTTACCTGAGACACAATACGCTTACGCATACTAGGTTTCGTGTAATTGCCAGCGGCGTTGACTTTCCCACCTTCGGCGTACTGAGTGAAGTCGGTGTCATCCCTTCGGGCAGTTCTCTTGCCTTTGGGCATCTTGGAAGGGCGTATAGCGCCCATACCACGACTTGACATCACTTGGACATTCCCCCACCGCACATGATAATGGTTCCTTTGGTCTTGCCTTTAACGCAACATCCATCGGCACGACTAGAAGCTGAACCACCAGCGGCTTTTTTAACTACCTTTGGGGCAGGTTTAGGTTCTTTTTCAACCCTGATACCGCTACCTGGTTCTGCTGGTTTAGGGCCTGTGCGGATAGGTTCATCCACGGGGGTGTAATCGGGGTATTTAACGTCAGCCATGATTAGCAAATCTTTCCACGGGTTTTGCCTTTGGTAGCAATACCGTCGGCGCGAGAAGAAGCTGAACCACCTTTAGCCATACCAAACGCAGAACGTAGACGCTCACTGACAGATCGTGTATCAGTTGTACGGCTACCTGATCTAGCATTTTCACGGCTCGCCTTCATGCGTTCTGCCAAAGACATCTTGGTTACATCAGGCTTAGAAGACTCACGAAATTTGGCTTGTGCAGCTTCGCCAGCTTCTTTACTCATGGGTGTATAACCAGATTTTTCAGGGGTGGCTTTAACCGTGGTTTTTGTGGTAGTGGCTGAAACTCTTGGTTTTACAGCTTTATCCCGCATAGCCTTGAGCATTCCCTCGCCCTTGGCCTCATCAGCAATAGCTTGAGATTCCGCAGAAGAATTAGCACGTTCTAACGCGCCTTCGTCGTAGGCTTCTTTCATTCCAGAATTGCTATCGTCACTAGTAACGTAGCCGTCTTCTTTATAGCGTTTAGTTTTTGCCATGATGTATTCCTTATTTCTTGGATTTAGCCATGCCGCCTTTTTTCATGCCTTTGTTACCGGGCATGACAATCTGCGTACCTTTAGTTTTACCTTTGGAAGCTACGCCATTAGCAGCTTTGTGCCCAGCACTTAAACCACCGGTAGCCATTTTCTTCATACCCATTTCTTTTTTGTCCATCGCTTTGTCTTTAGCGGATGCTTCAAATTTAGCAAATGGGTTCATTTTTTTCGTAGCCATAGTCTGGCCTCCTTGTTTAAAAAGTGCCTGACTACCATGATCGGTTTTAGGCTTGTTGATACCCTGACGATCAGTTCTAGTACCACTACCAGAACCAAATTTCATACCCTTATCAGCCGACGCAAACTCTTTGCCAACAGACTGGGGTACACCCGCTTTCTTGGCGAACGATGGGTTATTAGCCACCGCTTCCATGAAATTGTGTTGTTTCTTACTCGTGCTTGGCATACTTAGCTATCAAAGTTTTAACAGTATCGGTTTCCCAAATACGGATACCCATCCACACAATGGTTAATACCCCGCCAATAAGCGCCACAACTGGAGTCATCCAGCCCATAAAACCACCGAGACCAACAACTACGGCAGCGCCGTCAGCCATTGTTTTTGCATCGTGTCCATTCATATCAACACATCCTTCCTTTGGTTTTGCCCTTTTGGGCTATACCGTCGGCTGCTTTCACATACCCGCCATCAGCGCAGTTCCACGCTCTAAGACTTTTGTTGATCCTAGAGTTCGGGTCGTTCGCTGTTTTTGCGGATGTCAATTTTTTCTTCATCCCACTCATTCGGGCGCAGAAAGAGTCGCGCCTTGAGCCGCCCTCGGGTTGAGGTGGTTTCAAGTTGTGCCCTTCGCTCTTCGCAGAGGCTCGCCCCTTGGCGTTCAAGCCGCCGTTGGGGTTCTTGCCTTCTTTGCGAGTCCATGCTGGGCTAGCCATAGAACACCGTTGCGGCAATGTTTGTAGGGACACCACAATAAATGCCGTCGTTAGCAACAATACCTTCACCGGGAATTAGTATGTTAATTGGAACGCTATTGGTAATATCAATTTCCATCAAAATGTTGGCGTATACAAGGACATTGCCAGAGTTGCTACTACTAGCTACTGCCACTGTAAAAGCAGTTGCGCTAGTAACTGTTACTGTATAAGGTCCAACTGCGTTTCCGCCAGAAGTGAACACTAGCAACACTCTATTGCCAGTAACAAGTCCATGCCCAGCGGCAACAGTTACAGTACAAGTTGTAGTGGAAGTGGTATATGTACCAGTCAGGCTAACGTTGTTAGCAAAGGCCACGTTAGCAGGTGTTCCAGAAGTTGTATTTGATACTACAGCGCCTTTTAAGCGAGTACGACCGTTATAAACTAATCCAGAAACGCCCACCATAATGTGCGTGGATTTAACATCAGTTTGCATCATAATCAATCTCCTTGTTTAAAAACAAGGGGCCGAAGCCCCTAGGACTGATTAGTCAAAGTTACCGTATGGGTAAGCAGTAGTTGAACCGATGTTGTTATCAGGCTGTGTGTAACGTACAGCAAAGTTAAATTTGCCACCAGTAGGTGCCGCTACAGTAGTACCCGTAATTGACAACGTGAACACAACTTGCGATAAGTTTGGCTGACCATTACCAACCACGATGTCTGTGCTGGTAGATAGCATGTTAATCAAGTTGGTTGCGCTATAAGAAGTTGTCTTACGACCCGCAGTACCTACAGTTGTGGTTCCTAATTGCGTAGAAGCATAAGTAGGAGTTCCAGCAGCGGCGGTAGTTGCATTAGATACGTAAATGCTTACATCGGACAATGTAGCACCACCTTCCCCAGTGATTGCGCTCAAGTAATCAATAGTGATGTCTTGAATTGTGCAGCCTGTGGGCAAATACATAATAACGCCGCGATAGACCTGTGTGCTTACATCCGTTGGGGGTGTTGTAGTGGTAGCAGGAAACGCGGTAGATGGGGTATACAGTTGTCCCGCTGTGTTGGGGATACCGTTAGCAAAGGCATACTGGCCAGAAGTGCCAGAGTAACCGTTTGTACCTTGGGTAGTAACGGAGAGATCAATGTAGGCGTCTTGAACTAACTCAGCGTAACCAACGTTACGTAAAGAGCCAAAACGGGTGTCGCCAGCTAGTACTGGACCTTCAAATGTGGAACGTGCCATGACAATAGTCCTTATGCAAAAGTGCTTTTACCGATCGTTGCATCGTCTGCTGGGGCAGTGGTGGTAAAAGCGGAATACCCAGATGTTTGGAATATACACCATATTTAAACGGTGTCAAGAAAAAAGGGGGCTTGTGACCCCCTTTCTTTTAGTATGAACCAGATGAGCCGTAGATGCCCAAAGGATCAGACCAGCCGAAGCTATAACGCTCACGAGCCTTGTAACGGACGTTGCCGGTATCGAAGTCACCGTCCATGCTGTTTTGCAGCGGAGTACGGATAAAGTGCTTCAAACCGTTAGGTACGTCAGTTGTCAAGAACCAAGCGCTGGTGTCGGTCAGATAGTGGTTAATTGTGTAACCTTCTGGGATCGAACCATTGTTCTTGATTGCGTTGATGTCGTTGTTGTTAGTGCCAACGCGGAGGCTGGTTTCTAACAGACGAGTAGCAACGAATTGCAGCGCTGGTGGGATGATAAGTTTTTTAGGCTTAGCAGCGATCAACAGACCACGCTCATCAGTCCAAGCTGCGATAGCAATAACGGCGGCTTCAAGGGAAGTCTCGTTAAGGTCAGTTTGTACTGTTGGAGTGTTGCCGTTGGTGCCACCAGAAACCAAAGGATGCGCAGTAGAGAACAAAGGTTGTCCATCGCCGCCAACGTATTGAGCGGAATAGCCATTGTTCAAAACAGAAGCTGCCTTGATTTGCTTGGTGTAAGCCATAGCACGGGCCAAACCTTTGGTGTAACGAGCAGACAAGCTGTCATACAAGTTATCTTCAATCGCTTCTTCAGTGATTGAGAAACCCAAAGCAATGGTTTCGTGGTTATAGCGAGTTGTCCATGCCTCTTGTGCATTGTCATAACG